TATTATGGTATAGATGCGGGTAAATATGCTTATCAATATGTATCTAGTATGGTAGGAAATGATGCTAATTTAGGTACTGATTCAACAACTCCATTACAAACTATACAATTTGCTATATCTCGTATTCCTGATAGAACTATAGCTGTTATATTTTTACGTGCTGGAGACATATTTAGTACGGTTACTACAGCATATACTGGAACCCCTGCAACTCCTATTGATGTTATTGGTGGTATGACAACACAAGCGGCGCTAAATCTTACTACTCCTTTAAATATAAGTGACAAGCAAATTACATGCGAATGGAACAAATGTTGTACCATATTTATGTAGAGAAATCAATTTCCCAACAATAAAAATTACGTTGGTATTACCAACTGATGGTGGGGGTGTTTATGTACCAGTTGGTTATTCTATTGGTGTTAATGGACATATAAGTTTTAGGGGTGTTAATATTGATGTTGGACAAACAGGAACAGTGAATCCGGGTTATTTACTTGGAGCATTTGGTGGATATGGAAAATTAATTTTTGAAGGGGGAAATACTAAATTAGGAAGTATACCTTTACTATATACATCACTTGATGTATTTACGTTTACTGCATCGTTTCATATGATGAGCGATCATACAGTAGCTACAGTAGGACCGCCGGGACCATTATTCTGTAGACCAGCTACTCAGTATTTTATTAATACAGTAGACCCTAGTGTTGGTGGTGGTGTTATGATTCCGGCGTTACCAGCATATCATTATAATGGTGATAATTGTCAAACGTATTTAGAGCCATTAGCTATGTGGCCGGGAATTACAATATATAGTGCACCTAATAGATGCTATAAAAAAGTTATTACATCTGTTAATATTCATTAACCGAGCGAAAGCTCATAACTGAGGAGTAAATGAAATGGGTAAGGGTCTAATGCCAAATGCCTCAACAAGTGGTAGTTCTATGTGGACACCACAGGCGCGTGGTGATACTTCCAAGATTTGGAAGGGTGGTTTTGGTGGTACTGTTGGTGGTGCTAAATCGGGTGGTTCTTTCTTAGGTAAGAATCCCGGTGCTAATGAACAGCGTAACAGTAAGAAGTCTGCCGGTTGTGCAACCTGCGGATGAAATACCGCATTACGCCAAATCAAGCAAGAAAGATAGAGCATTTTGCTCGATCTAATTTTGCTGAACTTTTGGCAGAAATACTACGTGAGAGAGAGCAACAGTTAAATGATGCGTTTAGGCGTGCTTTACCTGAAAATTTTTTAGAAATTAAAGGTAGGGCATTGGAAATTGATTCATTACTAGAGGCTCTTAAAGCTAAAGAGCCTAGTGGAGAATAGACATGCCGGGTTTACCGCAAGCAATGGTTCAAAAGCGAGAGATTTTAAGAGCACAACTAGCTGGTGAAACACCACCGGCTGAAGTTGTGCAACCGAAAGAAGTAGTTATTCCACATATGGATGGTCCAGCGGCTAAACCACCTGTAGTAACTCCAATACCAGAACCAACACCGGCTCCAGTAGAGACAAAACCGGAGCTTACGTTAGAACAGCAGTGGAAAGCGGAAGCGCAGAAAAACGAGCAAAGATGGAAGTCTTTGCAGGGTGTTATTGATAGTTTAGAACCGACTCTGAAAAGAGAGAAAGCAGAACGTGAAAGATTAGAGAAGGAATTAAAGGAGGTACGCGAAGCCCTACCGCCACCACCGGCGATTCCTGATCCTGATGATTTAACGGAAGAAGAGTTAGCAACATATGGCGAATCTCAAGGTGTAATCACCAAGATAGCCCGTAAGATAGCAAAAGGTGAAACTTCTGCCGCTATGGCAGATATTAAAAAAGAATTGAAAGAGTTACGTGAAGCAAATACTCGTGTTCAAACTGATCTAACATCGACCAGTGAAGAACAGTTTATGTCGCACGTAAAATCTAGGATTAAACACTTCGATGATATAGTCGCAAGTGATGAATGGAAACAGTATATTGCTACAAAAGCTCCATACTCGCGCAAGACTGTCTATGACATGTTAGCGCAGGCACATGTGGATCGGGATTTAGATACCATAGTTGAAATTTTTGGGGGTTTTAAACCCTCTAAGGATGCCTTAGCTGCAATGGTTACTCCTAATCTTGGCGGTGGCGCTCCTCCTGTAAATTTAAACGGGAGTCGAAAGCCGATGCTTAAATTATCTGACCGTAAAAAGGTCAGTGATGATTTTGTGAAAGGCAAAATTACTAAGCAAGTACGCGATGAGTGGGATAAACTGTTTAAAGAAGCTGAGGCAGAAGGTCGAATTGATTTTAATGCATGAGGACTAAATCATGGCCGTTGCCGTAGCATCTAGTTACCCTCAATATAGTGGTAACCTTATATCACCGATGTTCAGTATGGACTTGCTGGAGTTGTTTTATTGCTCTAGTGTCTATGGTGAAATTAGTACTACAGAATATAGTGGTACTATTGAAAAATGTGGTGACCAAGTAACGTTCTGGCGTGAGCCTGAAGTTACCATTCGTGACTACGAGAAAGGTGGCACGATTGTACATGATACGATTGATAGTGAGCCAACTACACTTGTTATTGATAAGGCTAAAGACTTTAGTATGGTCATTAGTCAGATTGATGAGAAGCAAATTTGTAATTGGCCGTCTTGGCGTGAGAGTTTCCTGAAGCGTGCTGCGTATCGGTTAGCGCAAGCAATTGATACGTCTTTGTTTGCATCCGTTTATATGGATGTAGACTTAGATAATGCGGGTACGTCTGCGGGTTATGTATCTCATGCGTATAATCTTGGAGCTACAGGTAATCCGGTAGCTGTTACATCGTCTAACATTAATCAGGTGCTTACTTACCTGCATGGTGTTTTAGATGAACAGTGTGCGCCGCGAGAGAACCGCTATGTAGTGATGCCAGCTATTGCATATACTACGCTCTTGAATAGTGACTTACGCGCTGCGTATTTAACCGGTATGGATATTTCTCCGATGATTAACGGGCGTTTGCCGCCCAATGTTGCCGGATTTAATATCTATATTTCTAACTTCTTACCACCGTTCTTTGATGCGGCTGTTAGTGCGAACTGCTATCAAGTTATTGCCGGTGTTAAGATGGCAACTGCGTTTGCTGCACAGATTGACCAAACGCGCGTAATTGAAGATAAAGACTCATGGGACCGCTACTATCAAGGTTTAGCGGTGTATGGCTTTAAAGTACTGTACCCGAAAGGTGTTGCAGCACTTTATGCCCGCTTTAGCTGATAGGAGATAGACATGGCTAGTGTATATGAGTTGTATTTGGGTGGTCCTCGTCAGCAAAATACTGATTGGGCTATCTTTCCAGCGGCTCCTTTTAGTTCGGCAAATACGTCGAATTTAGCACCACCGAGTAAACATCCAGTTGTATATGGTGCGTCGCGTACTCTGGATTTTACTAATGATAAAGCGTTAAGTTATTTTTTGAAGAAAAATTTGGTTACTGGTGCGGTTGTTAATGGTGATGCATTTGGAGCAGTTGTTATTCCTTCAAATTCATTGTTTTTCGGTCTTTGGTATAAAGTGAATAGTATCATTGCAGGTACAGGTGGCACATTTAAGTTACGAGTTCGTGGTGCAGCAGCAGATTTAATAGCGGGTCTTGATCCACATGTTACACCAACAACCGGATTTGCGACTTATCCTAATGCTACAGCAGTACCGGGTACTATTGGTGCAGCGGCTGCATTACTGTTTCATATGTTTACAACACCGGATATTGTTGATCTTGTAGTTACGGCGCTTCCAACGCCAAATGTGTGGTCTGCTTTTAGTATCACACTTACACCAGTGTACTTTAATTTCCAAAGTGGTATGATGAACTGAGTAAGTGGGGTGGTAGTGGAGGGGGTCGCATCCCGGCTCCCTCCTTTTTAAACAAGAGGATTTTACAATGGATCAGCCAAATATTGCAAGAGTAGTAATTTCTAATCGTAAAAATTTAGTCGATAATAGTTTGGATATTGGTGGGCCAACGGTATTAGGTGTTGGTCTTTATATGCGGCATATTGAGTCTGGTCGTGTATATCCATTTGAAAGAGAAGGTGCAAAACGTGAAGATGTAGAGATTTTTAGGCGTGATGCGGCTGGTAATGAAACTAAGATTATCAAGCCAAAGAAAGTAAAGAAGAGTCCTTTTGAGCGTGATAGGGCTGTTAATTACGAAGGTCCATTACCACAAGAACGGATAGGATAATGTCTACCGGGCTGCAAATTATTACTTCTGTATCCTCCTCCCCCTTAAATGACCAAGAGGGAGGAGTTAGTAATCCTGCTCTTAATTTTGTTCGTTGGACTCAAAATGATCTAATGGACTATATGAATAAGGGATTATTAGAGATTAATAATTATAGACCGGATGCTTTTTTAGAAACGGCAGATTTGAATATAATTACAGGGAGATATAGACAAGTATTAGACCCTAGATATAGATTATTAAAATCCATTGACGCAATGAGTCTTACGTCAAATTATAGTCCGGGGGAGCCTATCACTCAGTGTGATTTACAGTTAATGCGGGCATTTTCTAAAAAGCCGTGTTTGCCAAGTGGTGGACAAAATAGTTTTCGTATTTTATCTTATGCTTATGATGTAAAAGACCCAAAGAATTTTTATGTAACACCGATGGTACCAATAGGGTTTCCAACAACAATAAAAGTAACGGGTACAATGGTGCTTGCTCCAGTTGCATATACAGACCCTAATGTTACTGTTGTAATAGACAGTGTTTATCTTACAGCGTTAGGTTTCTTTATAGCGGCAAAAGCATTTGAAGTTGATACTGAATCAGCAACATCCCAAGCTGAAAGTACAGCATTTTATAAAAAGTTTTATAATTCATTAGGTGTGAAGTTCTCGCAAGAGACTAAATATAATTCAGGAACATTTGCTGGTCAAGGTGGTTCTAACCAAATGACTAAATCGAGACAGCCATGAGTTTTATTAATCCAAATGCTACTCTTTCTTGGGATGCGGCATTGCCATATGTAGTACCATATGTAATTGGTGCGCCACCGGAGTTAATTTTACATCATATTCGTATGGCGGCAATAGAGTTATGCAATTGGTCAGGTATTATACACGATATAAATAAATATGATTTGCAAAAAGGTGTACAAGACTATCAGCTTATTACTGATTGTAATTATAATATAATACGAATAAAACGAGTTACTGTAGATGAACGTTGGGATTATACGCCAATTACAGCTAAATTACCGGCTGGAATAGGTGCATATCTGTATCAAATGACTTCACCTACAATGATACATTTGCGCCGTCCACCGAATAAAGATGATCCGCAAGGATTAGAAGTTGAAGCGATTGTTGCACCTAAACAAGATTCGTGTGTTTTAGATAACTATTTATATGAACAGTGGGTGCAAGGAATAGCATATGGTGCTATTTCTACTTTAATAGCACTTCCTAATACGAATTGGTATAATCCAAAAGAAGCAGATAGATACGAGTTAAAGTTCCGAAAGGAAAAAGTTCGGTGTCGTGCTGAAGCAGACCGTGCTTTTGGTACAACATCTATTGCAAAAACTAATCCTTGGGTTGGTCCAGCTAATCGTGGATGGGGTGGTGGTGCCGGTTATTGGCCGGGTGGGGGTCGATAATGTTACAGACTCAAGTTAAGATTCCTTATGTTAATGCCGATACTAATATAGTCGGCGCTTCTATGAAACTTACAGGTTGTAATTGTAGTTGTGCAGCTTGTTTAGGCTGTGTTGACTGTGTATTTTGTACTAATTTAACTGTAAATGACATTGTAATGAATGTATATCGAAAAGGACTTATACCTGATAAACAGTATTTTGTACAATATCCCGCATATCATATACAGGGTATTGATGTTCAATTCTTTATTGATGATTTACTTAAAGAAGCTGTACCGGGTTATTATGTAGGGGATGTGGTAATTAGGGGTAATCCGTGCGGCTCAATTGAGATGCTGGTTGGTGACAATAATACTGTGTTTTCTCCCTATTCTCAGTAGGCATAGCCATGACTTTTAAAGCCCTTCAAAATCTTATAACTAATACCACAGCATACACGGCTGTTGGGGCATCGCAGATAGCATTACCTGCATCTGTCATTGCTAGGCTTTCAACACAGCTTGCGGGAGGTTACTATACCGCAGTATCTGTAACTGATGGTGTTGGTTATGAAGTAATGAATATTGTTAGTGTAACTGCTGGTGCTGCTGATGTAGTACGTGGGCAGGATGGTACTGTAGCCGTACCACTTGCTGCTGGATCACAAGTTAGATTTGTTTGGACTACAGCCGGTATTGGTGATGTTGCCCCCGGTGGATCGACTACATTAACTGGTAGTGGCGGAAGTACAGTTACTGGTGGTCCTGCTTATAATGTCGATTCACCAGCATGGACATTTACTGCTGGTGCTGGTATGGATGTTTCTTTTGGACCGGGGCCATACGATGTTTTAATTTCCCAAACTAGTATCGGTACTCCATTTACTTTTACTGGTACTGGTATTGCTGAAGTTACAGGTGGTCCGTATAATTTTAATATAAATGTTGATGGAGTTATATTAACTGCTGGTACTGGTATTTCTATATCAGGTACATATCCAGCATTTACAATAAATTCTACAATTGTTCCCGGTGCGCCCGGTACTGTACTTAATCTTGTTGCTGGTCCGGGTATTACAATTTCTGGTTCTACTCCAACTATTAATCCTACAGTTGGACTTACGCCTACTGGTCCCGGTGCAGGTACATATGGTGGTATAAGTCTTAATGCTTATGGACAAGTGACAGGATTTACTGGTTCATTAATTAGTGGTGTTTCTACATCAACTAGTGGTTTAACATTAGGTGGTCCTACT